CACAACATCTCTTGTGGAACAAATGTATAAAGATTTTAAAGAATATGGTTGGAATGTAGGTCATTATTGCCATAAACTTTATGCAGGAGCAGAGAAATATACGGAACATAATGTAGTAATTTCCACATGGCAATCAATATACAAAGAACCTAAGAAATGGTTTGATAAGTTTGACTGTGTAATAGGTGATGAAGCACATCTATTCAAAGCAAAGTCTTTAACATCACTCATGGGTAAACTCCACGATTGTAAATATCGTATAGGTTTTACTGGTACATTAGACGGTGCTAACGTCAATCAGTTAGTGTTGGAGGGAGTTTTCGGTAAATGTTCTAAGGTCACAAAGACTAATGAACTAATGAAGCAGGGATATCTTTCTAAATTAAAAGTAAAAATTATACTAATAAAACATAAAGATAAAATATTTGAAGGGTATCAGGACGAGATGGACTACCTCGTTGAACATGAACCTAGAAATAAATTCATTAAAAATTTAGCAAAAGATCTCAAAGGTAATACACTAATTCTATTTAACTACGTAGAAAAACACGGTTTACCTTTGTTCAATATGATAAATAGTGATACAGAGAGACCTGTGTATTTTGTACATGGAGGGGTAGATACGGAAGACAGAGAAGAAATTCGATTGTTGACCGAAGAATCAGATAATTCTATTATCGTTGCATCCTATGGTACATTCAGTACAGGTATAAACATTCGTAATCTACATAATGTTATATTTGCTTCTCCTTCTAAATCTCGTATTCGTAATTTACAAAGCATTGGACGAGTATTGCGGAAGGGAGACAATAAATCAAAAGCAACTCTATATGATATTGCTGATGATATCTCAACAGACAGAGGAAACAACTATACGTTGAATCATTTGTTAGAAAGAGTTAAAATTTACAATGAAGAAAAGTTTGATTATGAAATAATAGATGTTAAACTCAAAGATGATTAGTTACGCTAAACACGAAGAAGAATTTTATGGGGTATTAAAACTCATAAATGGAGAAGAAGTGCTTGGCAAAGCTGTGTTAACAAATGAGGGAACAGAAACTTTATGTTTCATACAAAACCCAGTAGCGGTGCAGTTGGTGGAAAGAGAGATGGATGAAAATAAATTAGCACGAGGAATAGGTTTTTCTAAATGGATGCAGTTATCAGATGAAGATTTTTATGTGATTAGAGAAAAAGATATAGTAACAATATCTGCTATGTCTAAACAATGTATATTCATGTATGAATCATTTCTGAAGGGCGAATCACCTGGTAGCAGAAAGGATATTATGGAACAAGATCCCAACAAACATTTGGGATATTTGGGTTCCATTGACAATGCAAGAACATTGTTTGAGAAAATATATAAAGGTAAGTAATATATTCAGAAACCCCTACACGGTTAGTGTACAGCAAATTGACAAGTTTGTCAAGTCCTGCTATAATAAAGTAT